CCAGACTGTCTACCAATTTTACAGATGGTAAATCGATTGTCGGTAAAAGACTCGATCATCTTTTCTTGAAATGGATATAATTCAAAATTTACAAGTCCTAAATCAACATTAACGATCTTAACATATTTTTTAACAAAGTATACAGGGTCTTCCATACACTTTACATATTCTTGTGCCTGCTCCTCAGTCCAGTCTATCTGTACCCCTGCAGCTTTTAGATTTGGGTTATTCAGATAAATGTCACTCATCAGATTTTTCTCTATTCTTTCCTTTGAGTTGTTCTAGTAAATCATTGGTACTACCAACTAAGATGGCATTATTCACAACCTTCTGGGGCTTTCCACCATCTTTAGAGTTTTCAATCTTGTTCATAGTCACTTGTAGTTCTATTAAATCCTTAGTTAAATCTGCTGTAGTTTTTAATAGTTGTCCTGTAACTTCATAAGCTCTAGGATGTTCACTTTCCTTGGCCAATAACAAAAGATTTTGAAGTGCTTCTTGTCCTTGGTTTACTAACTCTTTCAAAGTTTCTCTATGTTCAGTATAATCATCTACTAAATCTTGTTCTCTAATTTCCGAATGCTTTACTTCTTCTATATTAGTTTTTTGTTTTTGTATAATTTCTTTAGAGGTTTCTTCTATTTTATTTTCTATTTTCAAAAAATCACTCAATTTATCATTTAAACGCTCTTTCATTATTCATCTCCAAAATTTTCATCAAATGTATTGATAAAACTAAAGTTATCTGTTGATAATGCATCAGCAGGATTTGTAGTAATTGTATTTTTTGTGAATTGCTGTGTTTCAACTTCCAAATCTTTAACATTAGTTACAGCTGTTCTAATTAACTTTTGTTCTCTAGGTAGGCCATATAAATGTCCGGCCATATTAAATTGTAGGGTCCAGATTAATGCTCTCCTAGATGTATAATCGCCCTCATAATCGTCGGAATAATCAACAGACTCTAATGACAATGCGGTATCTCTAACCACTCCCAATTCATTGGCCTCTTTGATCGGTATCATAAAGGTTGGAGTAAAATATGGTAAAATTTGTTCTATAATTTGCATAGAGTCGTCAGCATTCTTAGTCATTATAGATAGGCTGAAACCAATATCATATGGAACAGGATTATACACTACATTCTTTTTATCTGTGTCTGTAGTGTTCTGTTTGTGCATTTTCTGAGTTTTAGGGAGTTTTCTGTCTGCTGCGTAATTAAATCCAGAAATTTCGAAACTCATTCTAGGTAATACGATTGCTGGCTCTCCGGCAGTAGTAACTTTATTAATTCTTGATAGATATTTTTCTGTAGGGCCATATGCAACTGGCACTCTAATTACAGACAAAACATTATCGTTTGCATCTGTCTTTTTAATATCTATGTCGTTAAACATAGAACCAAATGCAATCACATAATTTCTGATTGTGTTTCTGTAAAAATATGCATTTCCTAACATTAATAATCCTCACTGAATGGATTTGTTTTTGTAAAGTCGATTACCCCATCAACTGTTGTTGGTGACAATGGAACTAGTCCACTATCTGGATCTGGAGCATTATCTACTGTTGGATCAGAAACGGCTGGATTTGTTGTAGTAAAGTTATTATCAAGTTCTACAACTCCAGTGTTTATAGTTTCATGTGACCATGAGAACAATTCAGAAGTTATTTGATATACATGCATCTTTCCTAATTGAAAGAATGGAACTTCATCTTCAACAAATTTTATTTCAAAAACTTTATCGGTTATTGGGAAATAGAGTAAATCGCCTACTAATGGACGCTCTTTACCAGTCACTGTGAGAAATCTTGAAATGGATACCATCGTAACAACTTGATCTCTGACTTCCAAACCAAATTTAGAAAGCATATCTCCTTCACCTTCAAAACCATTCACACTTTCGATATGCATCTCTATAGTATGTGTTTCTGTAAACGAGCTAAGATTGTCTTCATTGAATATTGTATCTTCGCTTATAATTTCTCTAGGAACATATATAAAGTCCTGTCCATGCATCTGGATAGACTCTATCACAAGATTTCCAATTAAATCTTGTTCTGGTGCAAAATTTATAGTATTTATGTATGGATTAGTAGCCATCGATTATCCAACCATAATATCTACTGGAAGTTCATATGACAAAGACATCTCTTCTTCCAACTTTTCTATTTCTGCGTTGGCTTCATCTAAAATCCTACCACCGTTGAAAGTAATGCCGCCTGGTAGTTCCACGCCCTCATATTTTGTTAAATTCTCACCCCATTGTTTTTTCACTAGAGCTGTTGCATATCTCTTCAACCATCTGTCATTCCAGACATCCGTATATGTGTCTGGATCAATAACTCTAGTGACTTCTATAATTATATTTTCGCCGACAGTTAATGCTTCTGCCCAATCAATATCTAGATGAAGTTTATTCACATGTCTATTATATCTAATCGGAACACGGCCAGTAATTATTTCATTTACCATTTGTAAGTGATCTTGTGTTAATTGATATGTGAGCATCTCTGCGCTTTGTAAATCGTAAACATCATTTAAAAATAATTGATATCTAATGTCAAACATATTGCCAGAAGTATTGTCTGCATGGAAAAGTGGAATAACTTGCTTGATACCAATAATATTATTACTGATAGTTATATATTTGTTATCCATATCTGTTTGAGTTATTTCATGTGCAAGATATGTATCTTCGACTGCATCATAATGATAGTCTTGATAATACTCTAATGCATCATCAATTCTATCTTCAACTTGTTCGTCTGCTACATTTATTTGAATTACTGGAGAACCCAACTTTCTGAGACAATAAGCTTTGAAGTCGGTTCTGGATGTTACTGTGGCCATTAGTCATACCTCTTATTTTATATGACTATTTATATGTTTTTAAGTTTACCCTTCTAACGGAGCTGTTGGCGGCGTGAAGTTTGTGGTGGGGTTTTGTGAATCTATGTAGAGAGCTAAACCATTAGTAATTCGGAAGTCTTGAATGTACCCATCAAAATATGTTCCGTTACCTACAAATCTTTCATACCCTATAACGTGATCATAAGTTTTATCTAACATTGCAACACTTGCGTCATCCGTATCTGACGCAACTAAAGTTCCCCCAGCAAAAAGATAAACACCAGTTCCAAATTTTCTCACTAAAGCTAAATGTGTCCAAGTGTTCTGAGGTGCTGTATTTGATGCTGCGGTTCCAGCCCATTCAACACCATTACTAGAATTGTAGAAAACAAACTTAGGATTAAATGAGCCATTTAAATAAATGCTGTACCAATCTGTTCCAGATGCTGATTGATGCCAAATACCACAGAAACCTACATTTGTTTTGGGGTAAATCCAACATTCTATAGTCCAGTCATTCGACGCAAAATTTAATTCTTTCCTGTGTGGAAATGTTAAATAATCACTATTCCCATCAAACTTCATAGTTTTAGTGTTAGCCCAAGCGCTCGACCTAACCTGATCAGTTGATCCAGTAGTAGTACCATATAGCTTTAGGTTAGAACCTTGCGATTTATCTATAATAGAAGCGTCAGTACCTTTGATGTGTAGTTTAGTATTAGATGGTGTAGCTATAGGCTCTGTTGGCGGAGTGAATGCTACATCACCACCTGAACTACCACCCGTTCTCAAAACAGATCCATTAACTACAACAAGGTCACTAACATGCCCTGTAAGATAATATTGGTTGCCGCCTGCATCGTATCCACCTATAAACGGTCCATAATTAAAAGTATTATAGTCGGTAGCGGAAGTTCCACTGTATCTTAAAATACCATTTACATATATTTTAAACGAATTAGATGAACTTGAATCTCTATTTACACTTACATGATTCCAAGTATTTTGTGTAATAACGTTTGCGCTCGTTGATATATCACCAGTACCATCTACATAATTTCCCCAATTGACGGCACCATTTGAAAGAAGTGCAATGTAATACCCAGAGGCTTCACCAGCCCTGTGCGTATTAAAAAGAGGCCCAACTGCCGCCGCTTGGTGGTATACCCAACACTCAATAGTAAATGAGTTAGTTCCAAAATTAAAATCGTTAGCTGACCCGCCTATTATAAGTTTATCTCCTGTACCATCAAAATATACAGACCCGCCGTGATCGGTTACTGAATATTCATTGTAGTCGTAGGGGCTGAATGGAGATATTTTTGGATTTCCGCTAATGGTTGTAGTATATGCATTAGTAGACTCGTCTTTTAAAAATGGCTTATTAAATAATAAAACATCAGTTCCAGATTCAACAGTTAATCTTTCAGTTGGAGGTGAAAATGTAGTAGTATATTTAGCAGAACCTAGTTTAAAATGAAAGTCAGATAAGTATCCAGTTAATGTGTTTGATGTGTTACCGTCTGCAATCAATGCTCCAATCAATGAATAGCTTGACAACGCTGGGCTGGCTGATCCGCCGGTTTGATTCAAAGATGCAGAATAGTTTACGGTAGTTGGATCTTTAATGCCGTTTATATAGGAACTAATAACTCCAGAGTCTCTACAAATAACTATATGTGCCCATTCGTTAGATGAAATTGTATTTGTGGAAGCATAAATTGAAGGATAGCTATTCCATGAACCTTGAGAAGCGGTTATATTAATTCCACCTGAAGGTTGAATTAATGCACGCCATCCTGTGTTATATCCAGCACTCCAGTTAGAGTTGTTCGCAATCACCACGGTGGATCCTAGTGTAGCATAAACCCATGTCTCAATAGTAAAGTCTTCTGTATTGATTGCTAAGTTGCCATTTCCAAGATCCACATAATCATTACCATCAAAGTACATACTATATCCACCAGAGCGATAAGGGCTAAACGTGCCAGCGTGGACATCTCCGTTTACTGTAATTGTATGATTATTAGAAGAAGCGTCAGTAATATTGTTATTATCAGATGTGCCCGTTGCTGTTGCTAGTAAAGTTGTATATCTACTATTTGCAACTATCACAATAAATTCTAGAGTTAAGTTTGTAGATTTACTTACTGCACCATTAACACCATCAGTTGCATTTATTGTTAGAGTAAATGTTCCAGCATCTGCTTCTGAGGTGCTAGGCGTGATGGTAAACACTCCATCGCTGTGACTCACTGTGGCAATTGAACCTAAACCAGATGTAGAATAACTCCATGTCAAAGGGAACCCTTCTGGATCTGTGGAGACTGCCGTTATGGTTGTTGCTGTGCCATCGATAGCAAGTTCATATGTTCCATTAACTCCAGTAATTGCACTAGGAGCATCATTTTGGACAGTAGCTACTTTATACCAACCAGAACCAGAATATATGTATAGATTGTTGTTTCCTGTTACGAATGCCTGATCTCCATTCGACATTCCTGTTTTTGCAATTAATGCAGCCATATCTGCAAGAACATCTATAGATGCACCGCCAGAAGAAACTTCGGAACTTTCCCAATATCCTTTTGTGGCATTGTAAACATATGTTACATTACCTTCAGTTACTTCTTGTGCATTTGTCGGATTACTTGGAAAATTTATTGCCATTTGTTATTATCCTTGCCAGACCGTCATGTTAATCGCCCCTATTTTATTTCTATATTAGTTCTTTATGTACAAGAACCCTTTTGTTCTTGCTACTCTACCTAGACTACCAGATATATAGTTCAATCCCCCTGCCCCAGCAGTATTTGAACCAAGTGGGCCTGAACCACCATTCTTCAAACCAATCCCCAAAACTCTATCTCTAGAATCGGATGTATCTACATCCGCTGAATGTCCAAATCTGACATATCCATATCCAGCTGGGGAAGGAATTCCATGTTGATAGCCATATCTAAAATACGTTGCTCCAGCATTCCATACGTTGCCGTTAGTATCTTCAAATGCTTGTGTCCAACCTGCTGGTTTCCCTGCATCACCATCTGCTACTTCACTGTTTGCACTTATAGTAGTACTATCATGACTAATACTTGTTGGTACTGGTAAAGCGCCATTTGCAAGAGCTCTTGCAGTATAACTAGTGTGATTATAGTAATGAAAGTGAGTTGATGCATTTGTTCCTAAAGCAAGTCCAGTGGCAGTCGTTTGAAGTGTATAAAATAGTGATGATATTTGATTTGTATTTGAGGACGGATCCAATGCAGTAGTTAGTCCTCCAGTAGTATCAGTCCACACCGAAGAATTATAATCATAAGAGTTGCCTGTAGTTCCATCGGCAACGACCATGACTAGAATCCAAGGGCCGCCTGCCAAATCAAAATTTACATAACATTCTGTCGCCAAATTATCATAACCATCTAAATATAGATTGTAGTTGCCACTTGTAGTAATTCCAGCAGCGGAAATTTGCGAGGCAGACTGAAATCCACTATTTACAGTTGTAGTTTTTGATATGACATGAGTACCGTCTGTGGCCTTTGAACGAAAAGAAAATGACCCAGTATTACTAGATAATGCGAGAGTATAAACACCACCCGATTCAGATACACTTTGTAACTGTGTTGGACTTGTTGGGTTTGTATCGTGTGAATAAGTTACTGGAAACCCATCAGGATCTGATGCCGATACTGTTATTGAAATGTTAGAAGATGGGGCTCCAGCATATTCAGTATTTGGTTCAGTGTTCCAATTTAATATTTCATCTGGCCCAGAATATATTCTATTCCATTCGGTTCCATCCCATACATATAATGCTTTAGTGTCTTGTGCAAATGCGAAGTCACCTTCTGTAGTTCCATTTACAAAGGCAGCAAAGTTTGCATATGCAGTGACTGAAGAACCATCTGCTCCATCTGCTCCCGCTGCTCCTGACTGAGTATTTGGACTCATTTGAACCCATTGTGTAGATGTTCCATCATCATACCAGATAAATGTTTTTCCTACAGAACTATCAAACCACATGTCTCCGTTATTAGGATTTGTTGGCGCAGTATCTGAAGTTGTTACAGTTGCCGGATTAAGAGTTGGGCCTACGGCACTGTTGGAATTCCACACGCCTGCTGATGCATCGTATGTATAGATGATTGTTCCGATTTGGACTGTTTGTCCATTGGCCGGATTATCTGGTAATGATATAGGCATATGTTACGAGCTCCATGTTTGAATTGGACCACTAGATGATGATTCTGAT